GCTCGAACGACATTATCAAGGCGTAATTGCAGCGTGTTGTATGCCATGTGACCAGGAGCGGTCAATGGATTGCAGTTTTGGTCAAGTTTCAGGCTAATTTGCCGTAGGAGGTCGGCAATTCGGGCGTATTCTGTTGCGTCCATGGTAGTGCCGAAGTGGCGTGAGGTTATCAATCATTCGTAATGAATGTAGAGTAATCTTGAGAATGTTGTAGATTCGGGGCGGAGTACCTCCTTTCCCGACCTACAGAAGGTGTAGATGTTCAAGACAAGGGTTGGAAGAAGTATAAGAAGTAGATAGTGGGTAGTCCCATCATGCCTAAGGGTCTAACACAAACAAGCAGCCTAATCGTCATCGGAGCCAGAGTCGTTGAGACTGGTGCTAACACCTTCACACAAGGTTCTGTCGATCTACAATTGAATCCCCTCGATAACGAAGTCTTTGTCGTACAAGCCATTGACCTTGAGACCGCTTTACCTGATGGTGCCGCTGGTGTCAACACTGCTGTGACCTCTGCGCTCACTACCACCACTCAAACCGCCATGCCATCACTTGCTTCGACAAATTGTATGGCAATCAAGAACAACCTCATTCAAGCTGCAGGTTTCATTGACTCTGGTGTGGGCTTTGAAACCTCCTCAATGGAAAGTCCACCAGCAGGACTGGAATACATTGGCATTATTGCTACCAATGATTTCTTCCTTCAAGTCGAAGGTGTTGGAAATGCCAACCCCAAAACGGTCACATGCAAAGTGTACGGTTATCGAGCACGAGCATCCGCCAACATCTACGCTGCCCTTGTCCAATCTGAATTGCTTTCATCTTGAGGTCTCACTATGGTGAGGATCCACGGCCAATGGTGCGGCCCTAATTGGACGCAAGGAAAAGTGCAAGCTGCGAATGCTCCTGGCGTTGATTTTACTGCCCCATGCGACGATGCGCTTGATTGCGCTTGTCGATCACATGACAAAGATTGTGCCCAGGGCGGATGCTCGAGGAAAGGAGATGACAAATTGATAGCTGCAGCATTGAAAGAAGCTCTTAATCCAATCAATCGGATCTTCAAACCATCCTATGTCAAGAAAGCCGAGCTCGTTGTTGCAGGAATATCTGCAGCTAGATTTACCAGGAGTAGATGAAGATGGCAGATGTAACAATGACCCTTGAAGAATACGAAGCCTTGCGAAGGCTGATTACAAGTGAACGAGAATCAGAAGGTGCTATTGAACAGGCCCAGGCTTCTCCAAAGAAACGCAAAGGAAAGAAGAATCCTAAACTTAAGCGAGCGTTGACCGAAGCGAACCGTCGCATGAGGCTCAAGAGTGGTGCGCTTCGCAAGGGACGCACACAAGCTGATGTCATGCGACTCGCTCACAAGCTCATGAAGAAGATGTGATGTTGATGATTCTCGATCATCCATTACACCAGATGGTAAAACTTCTGAAAGAAATTTTGTCACAACTCAAACTTCTTCGGAAAGATTTGAAGAAGAATTGACTTCCTCAGCGTTTAGAGCAAGCTTGAGAGCTGCAGAGGTTTCTGTTCGATGATAGAGCTCTGCTCGAAGACGGGATGTTGTGACTTCTTTTAGCTCGAAGGATTCCCTGGCGTCAAGTTTTGTTTGAATCGCCCTGGTAATGTACGCGCTCCTGGAGTCTTTGTATGCCAGAACCTGGTCAAGTCGAGCAACAACCGATCGCGGAAGGGCGATAGAAATCGGAATATGCTTGTCTGCTGAACGACGACGGCTCATCTCCACACTCTCCCAAGAATCTCAAGACTTCGATAGCACAAAACATCAACAATGCCATGTGCAGTTTCAAACATCTCGTCGCCTTCAAACAAAACACATTGACAAATTGGGCATTGACGGCTCATTCAATCACCTCACGATTAAGTCGACAACATCTAGCGCACCTAAAGACGCGTAGTTTGTGGTAGTAATCGTTTGACCATACTACGCGAGCGCATTGAACACATGCTTTACGAGGCATCAAAGCAACCCCTTGTTGTCCATCCAGGCCGCATGATCTAACGCTCGAACGACATTATCAAGGCGTAATTGCAGCGTGTTGTATGCCATGTGACCAGGAGCGGTCAATGGATTGCAGTTTTGGTCAAGTTTCAGGCTAATTTGCCGTAGGAGGTCGGCAATTCGG